CCTCGTTAAGCCCTGTTACGGATCTAATCATATCAAGGTAATGATTGTAGTTTCCTATAAGCATTGTCATCTTGGATGCACCACTGTTGGACGTTAGTTGACTAATAGGTACTCTTGCGTTGTTAAACTCACCATCCTGAGTGTAACTACGACCAACTACACTACCTGTCTGGAAGTATAGTCTTAGCGCGTCCTCTGGGTTGTAAGCATTACCTGTTCCCAGATCAACTTCATTTAGCCCATCGGCATCTATAAATACACCGTCAGGAACAACACGCGAAACTACCTGCTGTAGCTTTAGGTGTGTAATCTGTATAAGATCCGCAAAAGGAATCATTCTTCTTACCAAAGACTCGACAACACCTTTGTACATTCTTGGCGCACAAGCCACGTAGTTTGGCAGTGCATATTGATTCGCTGAGTTAGGGCGAACCATATTTTTCATCATGTCCCACTTTAGAATAATATTGGTTCCCATGACCATAACCCCTTCGTACCAAACATCAATTCTTTTCTCTACTCTTTCAAAGTTGCCCTCCTCCATCATATCTTCTGGTGGATTAAACTGATCGTCTTTCTCTACTGTTTTAAATGCCCCGTCAGTTAGCTTTTTCTTTTTGTACACGAAGCTATTGGTGGTCTTGTAGTTAAAGTATAACAGTGTGCAAGTGTCCCTGGCGAACATGCTGTTCTCGTACATAGACGCCACATTATAGTAGTCGTACCATGACTGACTGTACTTTGATATTTCCTCAAGATCTGCTGCAGTAAGATCAGGGTTTATTTTTAAAACTTCTGTTATAGGAATAGTCTTTATCTCTCCCCAGTAAAAGCAATCCTTAAAATATGGATCCTCTGTGTAGCTATACACAACATGAGCCGGATCAACATACTCAACACGCACACCATCGCCATCTTGGAAAGTGTGCTTGCATACTCCCAATCCAAGGGTAGTAATGTCATAATCAACTCGCTTTCTAATGTCAGCGTAGTGATTTTCCTCAAGCAATGTATTTATCGCTACTTCATTAGCTATCTCAATAGCTGGCTTATAGTTAAGCTGCATGTAAAGCTCAAGCTCGGCATCGCTTTCTGGAAGCTCCTGTGATTC